GCTTTGGATTGTGCACCTAATCTTTCAAATGCTGTTGCTAAAAATGGTGGAATTAATAAAGCCAATTGTTTTGTGTCTTTTTTAGGTATAAGACAAACGCTACTGTATTGTAGCGTTTGTCCATACTCTTTATATATCTTTAGAATTTAGGCATCTTCATAGAAGGTGCTTTCATTCCCTGGATCTTAGGCATCGCCGGCGCTTTATATTTAGAGCTCATATCACTCTGTTGTTTCGCTGACTGTTCTTCCTGATCCTTATTCTGATTATTTTTCTCTTTAATGTATTCCGAGAGATTTTTTAAGTAGTACCAAAATTCATAGTAATACATNTTCTCGATCTCTGACGGTTGCATTCTGAGATGTATGCCCAGATAGAACTTAGTCTTAAAGTAATTCTCCAGCGAGATCTGAAATAATGAAAAGACTTTTGATGCCACCTGGGAAGTCAAGAGGGGCTTTTGCGATCTCCCCGTCGTATTCCATTTCTAATGTAGTTTCAACTCCAATTTTCATTTTTTCTGCAAGTCTATAGATTACCATAAACTTATTTTGATCCCATGATTTATAATCAACTTCTAAGCTAAAAATTCTAGGCAAATTCAATTGTCTCCAATCTGGTGTGATATAAGGCAATACTTGAATAAATGCTTTATCGAACTCAACTTCTTTTTCTTGACGATCTTTAAGATACTTAGTGATCTCTTGCATTACACCAATTGAAGGTGGACGCATTCTAACTTCACCAGCAGATCTAGTCTTGATAACATAAGTTCTTTCTTTAGAACTATAATAAGCTTCGATTTCATTAGGTACTTGCGTTGCTACTAAATATCTAGAAGATAATTCAATATCTACTGCAATTTTAGTGTGTTCAGTTTTACCTTTAAGAATCAATTTGTTTTCTGGTTCAGGGAATGTAAGATCTCTAATACTTAATAAGAGTACAATTCTGTCTTCTTCTAAAATATCTTTGTAAGATAATCTTTTTTCGTCTGCTGTAATTTGAGTACACATTTCTACGATGTGATTCAATTTCTCTTCCATGTCAATATAATTATTTTCATCCATTGTTGAGAAATGTCTGATCTCAGCAGCTCTCGCCGATCTGATTTTAATAATAGTACCGTGTGGGTAGAATTTACCTTTTGATGGCAATTCTTCTTGATCAAGTATCATCCATCCTAGAAATTGGTCTGCAGATTTTTCAGGTCTTGCTTGACCAAAATTATCCATGCTAACTTTACCCAATCCTCTTGATTCTACAGCGCTTAACATATCAACTACAACTTCTTCGTTGTCATGTTGATTAGCTATAGGATTATTAATTTGATCTTTAGCTTCTAACATTGCTGCAGCAGCTTCTTCTTTGTTTAATTCTTCGCTCATTTTATTTGTTGTTTAGGTTTTTAATTTTATTTTTTACGTACGACTGTTGTTCAACTGATTTAATACTTAATTCTTTTTTTATTAAGTCTCTAATCCATGCACTAACAGATATTGGCCTTGCTTCGGTATCTATAGCATCGTTTAAGATACATCGATTAACCGCAGCCACTTCATCTTCTGTAAGAAGAACTTGAAGTTTTTTAATTAGTTTGTGGTTATTCATAATATTTTGATATGTTAATAATATATTATATTTATCTTGCAAAAAATAAGAAGGTAATTTTCATCACCTTCTTATTATATTAAGTGTTTATTAGTTTACTTCTTCTGCGTATACATCAGATCTCCAAGTGATTTCTAATGTTTGAACGTCAGCTGCTGAATAGTCTAATTGATCTGTAAATCCAAGACCTGAAGTGATGAAGCAATCATCTAATGTGATTTTTCTCCAAATATCACCTTCTCTATTGAATTGTACAATTACAATTGTTCCTACGTAATTCTTTTTCAAGCCCATTTCACCAGTTTCTGGATTATATTGTGCTCTGTACCATTGACGTAATGTTTTGTATAAGTACGCTTGGTTAGCGTCATTTAAGTTCAATGAAAAGTTTACAGTAACATCGATTGAAGTATTGTCTACCATACCAGCGAATGATCTAGTAGCAAATTTATACTTTTGTTCGATTGCAGCAACTTCTTTGTGTAAAGCTGCAAGACCTGAGATTGTGTTTACGTGTTGTAATAACAATTCTTGTCCAGTTACTCCATCAGGAGGTAAGATAGTCACCTCAAACAGGTTAGCCTGTACTGGTTCGAAGTTCTTTCCTTTCTTCTGTGTTTGATCTTCTGAATAATGTGGTAAAGCCATAGTTTTTATGTGTTTATTTTATATATCTTATTTTATTATGCAAAGTTTCCGGTTGCAATTTCTCCCGTGTTCAAGATAGTTACTCTCGATACTAAGATTTCAAGACCTTTAACTGGCTCAACAAATGTATCTAAAATACCCATGTTATTATCGATTACTTCATTTGTATTGTTTGTTCCGTCCATGATGTTTCTATAGTCGTATACACCTCCGTCTTTTTTAACTGATTCCATAAATGAATCTGCTAAAGTTTTAATCTCTAATCTTGTTTGAGCTGTATTGAATTCAAATAAGTAGTTTTTCAAGATTTCTGCTAAACCATCTTCAATGTAGATCATTGCTTCTCTTACGTGAGCTGAAGACAATGCTGATTGAATTGATTGTTGTGCAGTTTTATTACCTTTGATAGTCAAACCAACACCTCTTTCGAATACGATTGGGTTAATACCAAATGGCTCTAAGAAATCTCTATCTGTTTTATCAAATGCAAATTCTAATCCTTGTACACCTGTACCACCTACAACACCTCTTCTAGGTCCTGCGATGATTGACCATGGTAATGCATCTAAATATTTATCAACATAGTTGTTAGATACGTAAGCTGCTGGTGGAATAACTTTAGTTCTACCATTTTCAATTACATTAAGTCCTGGTGAATAGTAGAAACCGAAGTTTGCACCTTCATTGATACTTGGTAATGTATAGATTGCAGTAGGATTAAGTTCTAAATTACCTCCAGTTGCTACTAATCTTGTTTCAAATGATCCAGTATTTGTATCTAAGAAAGAAGGATTAGTTGCTGCTTTAAATTCTTTCACCATTGGTGCGTTAAGAATTGCAGAAGCATTTTGTCTTTCTTTACAAAGAGATGTAATTTCTTCTTTGTTAAGGATTCCTCCGTTTTCTAATGAACCGAAAGTATCTACAACATATCTGAATGTGATAGCATCTTTGTCAATCAATGTGTTTGATAAACCATTACCTGGTTTTAATTGAGTTAATAAAGTTGCAATTGATTTATCTGCTTGTGTTGCTGCAGCTAAAGGGAACATAGTGTAAGTAGTTGTACTTTCTTCATATCTCTTAAGTGCGTATGCTGGTCTAGAAGATACTGGTCTATGACATTCAAATGTATAGAAGTTAGATCCAGATTCAGTAGTTTTGATAATTCTTTTGATTCTTGCTAATTTACCACCATCTGCAGGTACATACATACCAACTTTAACATCAGTCCAATCAAATGTATCATTTGCTAAAGTAGCAGATAATACAAATTTACCTGTAGCTAAATCTGAGAAACCGTAGTCATCTACTAATGTAGGTAACATAACTGCTCTTGAGTTTGGCTCAATTGTAGTATATTCAAATGTATGTGATTCTGTTCTTATTCTTGCAGTAATTGAAGTAGCTGAAGCTGTAGCATAAGTTGAGCTAAATGATTCACCACCAGCTGCAGTAATTTTTACAACATTACCACCAATAGTTGGATGTAATTCAGTTACTGTTGAAATTGCAACATAATCTGTATTGTTAGCTCCTAATAAGAAGTTACCTGGGATAAGACTTCCTGGTGTAGTTAATATAGCTGTTGGACATGCGATTAAGATTTCACCTGCAACAACTGTAATAGGTCCAGCACCAAAAGTAGCTGGAGTTCCAGCGTTAAAACTTTCGTAAGTTGATTTTCTAATAGCTGATTCAGTTTCGATAACTACATCTGCACCGTCTTGTGAAATTGATACAATTGGTGTATATTCACCAACAATATCAGCTCTTAAGAAACCTGCTTCTGTAATACCTTCTGAAGTTAAATCTAAAACACTAGCGTCAACTACTGTTAATTGATTACCATCAACGATTAATGTATTTTCAATTGCGATAGTTTCAGATAAAGCATCTTGCTCAACTCTGTGAGAAAGAACTTTATAATCTTGATAGATGTTAAAACCATTACCAACNAAATCNATAGATGCTAATGCTTCTTCGTTAATTGCACAGAATAAACCTGTTCTTCTTGCTTCCAAGTTGATCAAAGTTTCAATATACAATAAATTACCTTCTTGATCTTGGAATTCAGGAATAACTGATCCAGTGTATTGTGCTACTAAACTAACTTCTCTTAATGCAGTGAATTTAGCTAATTGATCTCTAAATAAACCTTTTTCGCTAAAGTAAGCACCGTAAGTTGGGTCATTGTTTAAAATTGTAGCATCGTAGTGTCCTTTATATACGAATACATCTACCATGTAGTCTGATACGTAATCTAAATCTTCGATACCTTCTGGTACATTACCTTCACCATACCATTGTCTAGCTGTCATTTCAAAACCTGCAGTATTAGCAGCTTGTCTGATGATAACTGAAATAGGTTCTTGTTTGATGTTTGCGAAAGTAATTGCATTTGAAGAATCATCTGCAATATTTCCAGCAGCTTGTAATGTTTTAATGTCTGAAGGAACCCAGAATTTATCAGTGTCAAAAATGTCACTGTATTGAACAGAAGCTTCTCTTGCTGCTAAACCTTCGATAGAAGAATTAGTTACTGGAGATACTAATGCAACTCTGTCTGCTGCATCTGCTGCAGTTAAGTTCAAAGCCAAGATAGGTCCTCTTGAAAGAGTCTCTAAACATGATCTATGAAAGTACATTCCTTTCTTTTCTAAAGACGCATCAATACTACCAAAAACTTGAACGAATTGTTCAGTGTTTTCAATAAATACCGGAGTGTTGTATGGACCTTTTTTAGATCTACCAACAACAAGTCTAATAGTCTCAGCTGGAATATTAACTGTTTGCGATTTGTCAAACTCTAGACGATATACGCCTGAGCTTTTGAACTGTAATAATTGAGGACTTAATGCCATAGTTGTTATTATTTATTTTTTTTACTTTTATTATATATCTATTCTCTTTTCGAAATTTATATCAAATCATATATGTCATACTGTAAATCTCCATCAAATGAACTATCTTTATATAAAATCTTTTCCATTTCTTCGTGTAAGTCAGGATCTATAAAATCTAGAAGCTCTTCTATATAATCGGCATAATCAGTGGTGTTAAAAAATTCAGTAGAACTAATCACAGTCATGATGGTATCATCATTTCCCATTTGAGCTCCATAACCACCTCTTGGTAAACCTCCAAAAAGACTTGCTTCATTTACAGTTGTTTCATCTGTTATATTTATCCTATTTATCTTATAAAGCTTTGCAAAATTTTGGCAAAATATAGCTTTGTTATCGGATTTTATTTTTATACCTGCTTTTAATGTCTTAGAATCATGACGGTGTCTAAACTTAACAACCATCTCATCATCAAAATCATTTTTCTGTGGAAATACTGATCTTAAGTATTGGAATAAAACAGAACCATATGTATTGTATTCCACAATCATCTTAACATTTTCATTATAAAATATCTCACACGATAATGTATATAAGACTTTTGCGAAATCCTCTATAACGTGTTCATTTGATCTAAATATTCCAATTTGATTTATTTTAAAGAAATCATACATCGCTCCTGGATTTGTAGCATTGTTAATCTCTTCTTTATTCATAGGCACTACTTGAAATATATTAATAACTGAATAGTCACCTCCATTTCCTTCTGCGATATCTACTGAAAATAACCAGAAATTTTCTGGNTCTTTTGTAGTTTCTATATCGAATCTAGGATCCCACATTAAAAAGTCTTTAACATCAATTGAAATATAATCAAATTCGTCAAAATCATGATAAACATATTTTTGCATACGTTTACGCATTTTCTTTAAATCTATAGGATCTAATAAAAGATTAGAAGACGAAACGAATTCATTTCCATACTGTCTATTAAATGCTTCAATAGTTCCTAAGTTACCTAATTCTCTTTGGTACCATGCATCATCTCTGTCTGGATGTTCCCACCAGTCAATACGCATTGCTTTGTATTCATTATCACCTCGATCTGCGGCTGCATAGATTTCATAAAATTTGTTAAATCCATTNGGTGTTGATGTAATAGTGATACGAGACACCTTAGATGCTGATAATGTAGGATAAACGTTTTCATAGAATGCATCCACAATTGTTGGGTGAATATGCGCAAACTCATCTAAGTATAAGTTATGAATTGTAAATCCAATACCTGCTTTAGATGTGGTAGCTTGTCCAACTAATCTACAACCATTATCACAACGAACGTTCATAACGTCATATTTGATAATTCCAGGTTTCATAAAGAA